GCGGTGGCCCTGGTGGCGGAGGCGGAGGAGTGGCAGATCAAAGCACTGTTAATACTTCATCAAGAGGCATGAGCCCATCATATACAAAACAACCACCTCCAGCGCCAGCAAAACTAAACAAAATAGTTCTTGAAGAAATAAGGTCATATAATCAATATCCTCCGTGGATGTGGAAAATGGGATAAAAGAAAAGGAGTCCCGAAGGACTCCTTTTTCAATAGAAAATAAAAATTAATTTATTCTTTCGCTAACTTTTCAAAATATGAGAGAGCATCTGTATCTTCTGATGACTCAACTGTGGTTGTACCAAATGCTTCTTCTGCTTTGGCAGCACCATCATCTTCAGATTCACTAACCGTTTCTGCGGTAGAAGTATCGTCCTGTGTTGTTTGACGAATATCCGCACCAAGAACAGCATCTCGTTTAGTCTTCAATTCAGTATATGACTTGAAGTTTTTAGGGTCAGTAAACTCAGTAAGTGCATATTGAGTTTTCCAAAGTACTTCTAAATTCGCATCATTACCATCCAAGAGTGCCGAAGTTGATTCAAACTCACTCTTATCATAATTGATAAACCCCGCAACCTTACGAACCTTTAACTTAAAGTTTGCACCACCCCAAAAATCAAATGGGTTGACGGCATCTTCATCTTCAAACTCTGGGTTTATGGCATCGTTAATTTTGTCAAAAATCTTCTTACCAAATTTATAAAGGAATACCTTACCTTCGTTTTGTGGATTGGCAGGGTCACTTACAATCATAATATTAGACACATAGTGCAATCGTCTTTTACGATTCCTTGCAATATCCTTATCCTTTTCAATTCCACTATTCCAAAGTTCACTGTTTGCTTCGCATACAGGACACTTTTGGCCAAGAGTTGTAGGACAATTTTCAATAAACCATCCACCTTTACCTTGGAAACCGTGTGAATAATACTTTGCCCATGGCAAATCTTCACCCTCAGAGGCTGGAAGGAATCTAATTACAGCATAACCGTTACTAGACTTGTCCAACTCTGGACGCCAGAAACGGTCATCGGTATATGATTCTTTCTTGTTTGTTTCTTCAATTTTCTTGGTTAGTTCATCAATGCTTGATTGTGAACGCTTCTTAAATTCTGCAAATGACATATTATGTCTCCTTTTTTGCTACTCACGGAACTACCGTGTTCTAAACTCGATTGGGAACTACCCAACCACGATTACTATATGTATATGATACTACAAAACCACCAATAGTCAAGAACTAAATTGGAAGTTTTGATTCTTTTGCTTTAAGTAAATTAATGTCTATTCCTTCAACCGCCACTTTTTCTATGATTGGTTTGGTTAAAAATTTAGCACAGGCTTCTGGCTCCATTTTAAATTTATCACACATACATAAAATAGCATCAATGTATGTTCCGCCATTATGTTCAACATATTTTTCTACATCTTTTATAAAATCTTTCTGAATGTTCTTATCAAATAGCATTTATCACAATTCTCCTATACTGTTGTTGTCACCGTCTAATATTTGCTATATATACTATAGCAAAAAGAAAAATTTAATCAACTGAATTTTTGATATTTAAAGGATAATTATGGCAGACACATCATCAAACATCTATGTACAAATCCTTGGCGATGGCGCCACCATGGCCACTGATTATGGAAAGGGTTCAGAAGTAGGACTGACCGGTTCACATGTCTCCCTCACAAAAGTAGTATGGGGCGACTATAATGATAATAAAAGGGTAACTCTTGGCAACCCCCTACCAATTCAATGGGCAGGCCAAACTGGTCCAGTAACCATTGAAGGGAACATTTCAGGCGCATCGGGTTCTTCATTCCACATTAGAAACTATGGTCAAGATGGGTCTGGTTCATCTGGTGCATTACACTACATTGCAGTTGCAGGTTCTACTAATGGATTTAGCCCTGTTGGTATATCTGGTAGTATTCAGGGTATAAGTGGTGGTATTCCTCTTGCTATTACTGGTAGTGTAGATATCCGTGGTCGTTTACATAATGACAGCCTTCCAATACAAGGAACAAGCGCCGGAATCACAATGGGAATCAATGGTGAATTATTTCCTGGCTACGGATTTGGTGTTCCAATTGCAATAACTGCTGGTAGAAGATTATCCTCATCAGTTGATAGCGTAAATGTTTCTGGTACAGTTCATTCAACTGGTGGTAGACAATTAACGCCAGCAACAGATGCTGTACAAGTTTGGGGATATGACCAACAACAATCTGTTCATTCAATGCTTCGAGTGAGTAATGATGGTGGTACTGCTGGATTTACTTCTGGATATCCTGGAGGACCAGTAGATACACTTCAAGTTGCACTAATGAACGCATCTCAAGGTATTACTTTTAGTGTAAACCTACAAAGTGTAACTGCGGTAAGTAATGATGGGGGCACTGCATTAAGAATTCAAGGTGCAACCGCAAGTTCCAATGCTGACCCAGTAATTGTTCGTGGTGAAAATAATGGCGCATTAGAAGTTGTGGCAACATCTGCATTGAGTACCTCAGTTTCTAATACGGTTAATATCAATGATGATGACCTTATTGCACATTTGGTGGTCCAACAACTTCGGGAGTTTCAACATCTCCAATTATAGATAAACTTATTGATATAGAAGGTGGTACAAATCACCTACAAACCATTCGTGCAGACCTTACATCTGGCCAAATAAAGGCAACAGTTGCACAAATAGATAGACCAAAACATCTACGATCTGGAAATGTATCAGCAACAGAACTTGTATCACAGGTGGCAACCAATTTACAATTATATACAGGTGTCACGATAAAAGCAAAAGCAAATAACGATAATGATGTGTGGATTGGAAATGTAAATCTTCAAAAAGGTACAAAGAATGGATATTTATTAGAACCAGGAGAATCCGTTTTCCTCGAAGTTAATAATTTAAATAGTGTGTGGATAAAAGCAGACGGCGATGGTGGTAACACTATACTTTATATCGGTTCATAAAATAGAATAAAATGTCATTATCTTCTTCAAGGCGAAAAAATAAACCTAAAAAAGAATCGATATACCGTGAAGTATCGAGTGGCCGATTTATTGGTATTCGTACTATAAATGAAATTGAAGATATTATTGATACTTCAGAAGTATACATGACAGACCCCACTGTCATTTTTAATAATGACAATACCAAAGTATTATTTTACTATAACACAAAAAACTCAAATGAAATTGAAGAGATGGAAACACTGTTTAAAAACACAGTGAAGTCAAAAAGCACAATAACTTTGTCTGATGCTTTTTACTTGAATGAATCTTCTGGTGATGATGATACTTACGACTACAGTGGTACATATAGATTTGAAAAGTATGATGAAAAAACTAAAACAATAGTTGCTGCCCCTTTAAGTATAAACAAACAATCTACCACATATTCAACACTCTACCCTAGATTTTGGTTGGGTTCTTTATTATGGACCACTTCTGATGCCATTACTACAAGAACAACTTCATATGAGATTGTAAACTTTATGGGAAACAATTCTGAACAATCATTCTCTTCCGTTTTAGGCACAATAGAAGAAAATGATCACATTGAGATTGTGGGAGTTGGCACTTATACAGTAGAAAGTTATAGAACAGATACCGACAAAGGGTGGGAAAGAATTAAAGTAAAGGAAATAATTTCAGAAACTGATTTTCTTGGGGAATTAACATTTATTCGTCTTCTTCGTCCTGATGGCGATAAATTTAAATCCAATACTCCAGAGGAGAATCCACCAACAACATGGGTGCCACCTATGCGAGGCACTCCAGAGTATGATGCATATAGAGAAGAACTTGATGCACCTTCCAATGAAGGACGGTGGTGGATTAATCCAATGAGTGACAAAACACCATCGGGCACCACACCATATCAACAATCGGATTTGGAAATTTTGAGGAGTCAAGGAAGTCGAATTGCTGGTTCTCCTAATATTGAAGAAGAATTAAGACAATCTGGCATGTCTTCATCTGGAATTAATAAAGTATTAAGACAACGACAAAAACTTGAAAGGGCTCAGACACAGAAACTTTTTGAACCCCAAATAACAGAAGAACAACTACCACCACAATCTAAAAAAGATAAGGCAAAAGAAAAATGGCTGGCAACAGGTTCACACACTCTCAATATAACAGTGACAACTACAAGCACTGGTAATAAATTTTCTATAAATGGAAAATATGGCGATGACATTGAGATTGATGCA